TCGGAGAAAACCTTGAGCCTATTAAGTTAGGTGATATTCGTGATGCAAAAGATTTTGTCAAACGATATGATGGTGTTGAGAATTTTAAAATCTATGGTAATGACCGATATGAATATTCTTTTATTGCAGATGAATTCAAAGGTCTAATTGATTGGGACATTCAACACATCAACATTGCTATCATCGATATCGAGGTTGGTTCTGAGAATGGTTTCCCAGACCCATATAAAGCAACTGAACCTATTACTGCCATTGCATGGAAAACATTGAATGGTGGTAATAAAGTTTATGGTTGCGGTGATTACATTGTGCAAGGTGAAGAAGAATACATCAAGTGCGATAGTGAATATGACCTGTGTAAGAAGTTTATACACGACTGGCAAAATAATTGTCCAGATGTTGTCTCTGGTTGGAACACCGACTTCTTTGATATTCCTTACCTTGTAAACCGATTCAGAACTGTTCTCGGTGCCGATGAGGCGAAAAAACTTTCTCCATGGAACTATATGTGGGAAAGAAAAGTGACCATCAATGGTCGTGAATTAATTCAATACAACATTGGCGGTGTCGCCTCGTTAGACTACATTGAATTGTATAAATGGTATGCGCCGGGTGGCAAATCCCAAGAATCTTATAAACTGGAAAATATCGCCAATGTAGAACTTGGTGAAAGTAAATTATCATATGACGAATACGACAACCTACATCAACTGTATAGACTTAACTATCAAAAATTTATTGAATATAACATCAAAGATGTGGAACTTATCGTCAAACTCGAAGATAAGTTAAAACTAATTGAATTGGCATTAACTCTTGCATATGATACAAAATGTAATTATGAAGATGTATTTGCACAAACTCGTATGTGGGATGCTCTAATCTATTCACACTTGTTGGATAAAAAGATTATTGTACCACCAAAAGAATTCAAACAGAAAAATGCTGCCTTTGAAGGCGCATTTGTTAAAGACCCACAAGTAGGTATGCACAAGTATGTGGCATCATTTGACTTAAACAGTCTTTACCCCCATTTGTTAATTCAATACAATATTTCTCCTGAAACATTAATTGAACCTTCTAATCATAGTGCAGAAATGCGAAGTGTTTTGGATCAAGGTGTGAATGTGGAAAAATTGCTAAATAAACAAATCGACACATCGAAGTTGAGTGATGTGGCGCTGACACCGAATGGTCAATTCTTTCGAACTGACATACAAGGCTTCCTTCCTAAAATGATGGAAGATATGTATGAAGATAGAAAGAAGTTTAAGAAGATGATGTTGAAAGCAAAGCAAGACTATGAAAATGAAACTGACCCTGATAAGAAAGTTGAAATCGATAAACTTGTAGCACGATACAATAACCTACAACTCGCTAAGAAAGTTTCTCTAAACTCTGCTTATGGTGCGTTAGGTTCGCAATACTTCCGTTTTTATGACTTACGCCAAGCACTTGCAGTTACGCTTGCGGGTCAATTGTCTATTCGTTGGATTGAAGGTAAACTCAATTTATACATGAATAAACTATTAAAAACAGAAAGCGTAGATTATGTTATCGCCTCGGACACAGATTCGATATACCTCCGTCTTGGTGACCTTATTGATAAGGTCTATAAAGAAAAGACAGATATTAATCAAATCATCTCCTTCATGGACAAGGTCTGTGAAGATAAATTGCAACCTCACATTGACAAAAGTTACGAAGAACTTGCTTCGTATGTCCATGCGTATGCCCAAAAAATGCAAATGAAGCGTGAAGCTTTATGTGACAAAGGTATTTGGACTGCAAAGAAACGATATATTCTCAATGTGTATAACAATGAGGGTGTTCAATATAATGAACCGCAGATGAAAGTGATGGGACTAGAAATGGTCAAGTCATCTACGCCTGCAATCATCCGTGAAAAGATGAAACAAACAATTAAACTGATTGTGAATTCAACTGAACAAGAAGTGCAAGACTTCATTGCACAATTCAAAGAAGAATTTAAATCTTTACCACCAGAAGAAGTTGCATTTCCCCGTGGCATCAATGGTCTAAAAGAATATTCTGATTCGGTTATGTTATACAAGAAAGGCACACCAATTCATGTTCGTGGTGCAATTCTTTATAATCACATGATGAAAGAGAAGAACCTCACAAAGTCTTACCCACTTATCCAAGAAGGTGAGAAGTTGAAGTTTTCATATCTCAAAACACCAAACCCGTTGAAAGAAGATGTGATTTCTTTCCCTGTTCGTTTACCAAAAGAGTTCGAATTACACCAATATGTGAATTACGACTTGCAGTTTGATAAGGCCTTTATTGAACCAATTCGTGTTATTCTAAATTGTATCAATTGGAAAACTGAGAAACAATCTTCATTAGAGGACTTCTTTGGATGAAAAACATTAGAGTCATTAAAACAGGTATAAATGTTTCAAAGATTCTAAAACAATTGGAACAATTTCCTGATGATTGGGGTAATCAAAAGAAAATTAAAGACCGAGAAATTGGTCAACTTGATGCAGAGAAATATATTGTTACTGCCGATGTATTACAAATTGTAATGGGTGGTATTGAAAATTTGGAACAGAAAATAGGTGATACTGAGATTTGTGTTCCAACTCCTGCATATGAAAGACATACAGAGATTGTCCGTTTTCTTAAACGAAATTTTCACGACTTTAAGCGATGCGGTTTCTTATCACTACCAGTAGATGGTATTGTTGGTAAACATATTGACGAAGGCACATACTATCTAACAAAAGATAGATATCACCTTTCGATACAAGGTCGTTACGAATATAGTGTTGGTGATGAATCTGTTATTGTAGAACCAGGAACTCTATTGTGGTTCAACAATAAATTATTACATGGTACTAAAAATGTAGGTGATTGTACCAGAATTACTTTTGTATTTGATGTTCCACATTCAAAAAGGAATCCATGACACAAGTTATACTACCTTTTCTAACTGCGATTGCATTATCAATCATAGCGGCATTTTATTCCGTTATCGGTTTAGCACAAATATTCCCAGGTTCATTCTGGCCAATTGTTCTAATGGGTGGTGTATTAGAGTTGGCGAAAGTAGTAACAGTATCATGGTTGTATGACAATTGGAATGTTACTGTGCGAGCAATGCGTTATTATTTCTGCATTGCCATCTTCTTATTAATGTCAATCACATCGATGGGTATCTTTGGATACCTTTCTAAAGCACACCTTGATTCAAACATCGTTATCGGTGCAAATAGTGTTCAAATAAAAACATTAGAGACACAAGAGAAGATTACAAAAGAACGATTGACATACCTTCTACAACGAGCAGGCGACCCTGCTACTGCAACAAAAAAGATTGATAATCAAATACAAGAAGCACAGGCAGAATTAAAAAGACTTTCTACTGAAAAACTACCTTTACTAAGTGAAGAAAATAAATTAGCGGCAGAAATTGGGCCAATTAAGTATATCGCCGAGGCTTTCTACTCAAAAGATGACCCAAGTTTCATAGATAAAGCAGTAAGAACGGTTATTTTTATTATCATCGTGGTGTTTGACCCACTTGCCATATTGTTACTGATTGCCTCACAACAAACACTCCGTAAATACAGAGAACCCGAACCCGCATTGCCAATTAAGAAGGCAAAAAAACCAAAAAAGGTTGACAACGCTGGCAGTCCTAGTTTAGAATCCTTCTTTAAGGATGATGACTTAGAACACATACCGAAAGACCAAATTGCAAAAATGGATGGAGATTTAAAATGAGTTTACTTGATAAATTAAAAAAGAATTCAACGATTAAAGATAGTGCAATACTATCCAAATCAAAGTTCTTTACCGAAAAAGATATGGTGCCAACTGATGTGCCAATGATTAATGTTGCACTAAGTGGCAAACTAGATGGTGGTATTATTCCAGGTCTTACGATGTGGGCAGGACCATCGAAACACTTTAAGACTGCCTTTAGTTTGTTAATGGCAAAGGCCTACATGGACAAATACCCTGAAGCGGTGTTATTGTTCTATGATTCAGAATTTGGAACACCTGTCAAATACTTTGAAACATTTCAGATTGACATGGACAGAGTTCTACACACACCTTTGACTGACATTGAGCAGTTGAAGTTCGATATAATGCAACAGCTTCAAGATGTGAATCGTGGCGATAAACTCGTCATCATTTTAGACTCTATTGGTAATCTAGCATCTAAGAAAGAAGTAGAAGATGCACTTGAAGGTAAATCTGTTGCAGATATGAGCCGTGCTAAACAAGTTAAATCATTGTTTAGAATGGTGACACCTCACCTCAACTTGAAAGATATCCCGATGGTTGTTGTGAATCATACTTACAAAGAGATTGGTATGTTCCCGAAAGATATCGTTGGTGGCGGTACAGGTTCATACTACTCTGCTGACAACATCTACATTCTAGGTCGTCAACAAGAGAAAGATGGCACAGAGATTGTAGGTTACAACTTCATTATTAATGTGGAGAAATCTCGTTATGTTAAAGAGAAATCTAAAATTCCTATTGCGGTCTCCTTTGATGGTGGTATTCAAAAGTATTCTGGCTTGGTCGATATTGCGATTGAGGGTAAGTTTGTATCTAAACCATCACCAGGTTGGTATGCAAAGATTGACCAGAAAACTGGAGAGATTGGTGACAAAGTTCGTTTTGATGCCACACAAACGGATGAATTTTGGCAACCGTTACTTAAAAATGAATCGTTTAAGGAATTCGTAAATGCAAAATATGGTATCGCATATGGCAACATTATGGGAGAAAATCCAGTTTTGGAAAAAGAACCCGAAGATGCTTAAAGAGTTTAAAGATTATCGGTTGTTTGATTATGAATCAATCGATAGTCGCCAGGCAACAGGTATAGAAATACTGCAAGGTGAGTATGAAGGTGTTCTTTATCATTACCAAGAAGCAAGAGTTGTTGAAGAAGGCGAATTTGGTAGATTACAATTCGGATATTCAATCATTCATCCAGGTAAATATACACTAACAGAGTTGCATGAAGATGCAAATTTTGTTACAATTATGGGTGAGATTTTAACAGAAGTATTAATGAAGAAATTAGATAATGAACAGACTGGAAAAAACAATACTCAAAAATTTGGTGTATAATGAGGCGTTTACACGAAAAGTTTTACCTTTCATAAAAGCAGAATACTTCTCTGACCCAGCTGAAAAGTTGGTGTTCAAAGAAGTGTTTGATTTTGTAAACAAATACAAAAACCTTCCAACACACGAAGCGCTTGTAATCAATATCACCGAAAAGAAAAATCTTACTGAACCACAAGTAAGAGATTCGGTTGAGTTACTTAAAGAAATCACACAAGAAAAAGATGATGTGCCTGAAATGGCATGGTTGACTGAGCAGACTGAAAAGTTTTGCCAAGACAAGGCCATCTATAATGCAATCATGGAATCTGTTGGCATACTAGATGACAAAGATGGTAAGAAAGCTAAAGGTGAGATTCCCCAACTTCTTGCAGATGCACTTGGCGTTTCTTTTGACAGTAATGTTGGTCACGATTACACACAAGATTTTGAATCTCGTTATGATTTCTATCACAAAGTAGAATCTCGTATTCGTTTTGATATTGATATTCTAAACAAGATTACTAAAGGCGGTCTGCCAACAAAGACATTGAACATTGCACTTGCAGGTACTGGTGTTGGTAAATCATTATTCATGTGCCATGTGGCCGCAGGTTGTTTATCTCAGGGTCATAATGTATTGTATATCACAATGGAAATGGCAGAAGAAAGAATCGCTGAGCGTATCGATGCCAACTTATTGAATATCGATTTAAATGAACTTCATACAATCAGTAAAGATGATTATGAAAGAAAGTTTGAATCATTAAAATCAAAGACACATGGTAAACTAATCATCAAAGAATATCCAACTGCAAGTGCTTCGACACTACACTTCCGTGCCTTGTTG